CGCTTGGATGCTTCTGAACATATTACATAGCTTATCCTCTAATTCAGGACTGAATTGCGGCGTAGGTATTCCGTTAATTCTGTTTATAATATAATTGATATGCTCGTAATACTTGTTTATTCTCAATCTTTTAAGAATATCCCTCATTTTTAAATAGGTTATTTTTTTCAAGTCAGTTATTTTCTCTTTCTTAATTTCCGTTAAAATCTTTTCAAATATTTCGTCAGGTATATCCGTACTCTCTTTTCCCTGAACCTGATTGCACCACTCCCTAAAATGATTAATCCTCTTATAACAAAAATGCGATGTATCCTTCGTATTCTGCTTTAATATCGGTCTATTTTGCTCTACTAAGAGAAGCTCCTGATATCCACAGATACTACATACAATTATTGCATCGTGTTGGAGGCAAGTCATACTATTTTTACAAACCTTACATATCTCTATGTTTTCGTCCTCAACTGTTCTGACATATCTATTGTTTATTATAGCCATGTATTTATCTACCAAGGTACTCTTGTCATATACCTTGCTATTATCATTCTCATTAATTTCCCCCTTAATTTTATTGGCCTCCGTTTTATCGCTATCAGCACATTTATTTTCTTTTACAAGCTTCTTATTATCTATGTTATTAAGAGCTTCTAATACATTAATCGTGTTAGTATTTATGCTCATATTTCGCTTTTTTTTGGATTCCTTCTTATATATCTTTGGTTTATTAAAGGACTCTTTTACAAAATTTATATTTTGATTAATATCTGATTGCTTATTTACGGTATCGTAATATTGAAATAATATATCGCTCGTATTCTTGTAATACTCTATTTCATCTAAATTATTGAGTTCATTCAATTTACTTTTAATATCTATTATCTGCTCGTTCAACTCTGTATTACTGAACCAAAGCCGACTATTAAGTTCTTTATCTGCCGTATTATTTATACTTTTTAATATCTCCATTTTCTTTTCTTCGCAATAACTCAGTTTTTCAAGATAGTATATCTTTTCCTTATCGCTCTTCTCAAAATCCTTTATCATATTATTATGCATCGCGTCCAAAGTAACAGTTTCATTTATATCTGTTGTTATTTTTTTTTTAGATGACTTCTCTTTAAACATCATTATATTTGAATTATAAATATTAAGGTTTATATAATAAAAATAATTTTTGTGTCATATAATCTATATTTTTTTCTCCTCTAATAGTATAAAGAATATAGCGTAAATGGGTGGTGGTCTTCTTCAATTAGTAGCTTATGGTGCTCAGGATGTTTATTTAACTGGTAATCCGCAAATTACCTTTTTCAAAGTAGTTTATCGTCGTCATACTAACTTTGCTATTGAAGCTATCCAACAAACTTTCAACGGTAATGCCGGTTACGGTAATACTGTAACCTGCCAAATATCACGCAACGGCGATTTAATAAACCGTATGTATTTACAGGTTGATGTCCCTAAAAAGAAAAATCTCACTACCCCAACTACCAGCACATACCAAAATTATCTCGGGTTGCGCTTAATAAAATCCGTTGTTATTGAAATTGGTGGCCAACAAATAGATAAGCATTATTCTGATTGGCTTTACATCTGGAACGAATTATCTCTTCCTATCGGCAAACGCTATGCATATGATACTATGGTCGGTGCCGACAAAGATATATTAGGCGGCGGCTTTGTTAATTCAGCTATAACTGACACAACTCTATATATTCCCTTCGAGTTCTGGTTTTGCCGAAATGTAGGTCTTGCACTGCCTTTAATCGCTCTTCAATATCACGAAGTCAAAGTAAAAATAGATTTTGAAATTAAGGCCAACTGCATATCTGTTGGCACCGGCTCATTAGACGATTTTGAACCTATTAAAAATATCTCTTTATGGGCTGATTATATCTTCTTAGATACCGATGAACGCCGAAGATTCGCTCAATTATCCCACGAATATTTAATAGAACAGCTACAATTCACCGGCACTGAACCCCTAGTTCCCGGCACCAACAGAATCAAGCTCAACTTCAATCACCCTTGCAAAGAACTTGTATGGGTCGCAAAAACAACCACGACAGTTAATAAAACCAGATGGTATGATTACACCAATAAGGATAATGTTGAAAATTATGACTCATATAAATTAGCGTTTGGCGGTTCTGCTGATGCGGGAGGACAACGTACATCAAACTATTTAGTTATATCCGATGTCAAACCCCCGACAAATAACAACCCTTTTATTAATGCCATCCTCCAATTAAACGGCAACGATCGTTTTGCTGTAAGAGAAGGCGATTATTTCAATTATGTTCAGCCCTTCCAGCATCACACCAACGTTCCCGTACATAATTCTATAAATGTGTATTCGTTTGCCCTAAAACCCGAAGATCACCAACCGAGCGGCACCCTCAATATGTCTCGTATTGACACTGCAACTTTGATGGTTAATGCTGCTAATCCTGCTGATACTGGTCTAACATACCAAGGCATCAATATATACGCGGTCAATTACAACGTCCTTCGTATATTATCAGGTATGGGCGGCCTTGCTTATTCCAATTAAAAATATAATAAAGATATCAACTATAATAAAAATTATAAAAGAGTCGTGTTATATAATTTCCTTTTTTTTTTCTCCTCTAATAGTATAAAGAATATAGCGTAAATGGGTGGTGGTCTTCTTCAATTAGTAGCTTATGGTGCTCAGGATGTTTATTTAACCGGTAATCCGCAAATTACCTTTTTCAAAGTAGTTTATCGTCGTCATACTAACTTTGCTATTGAAGCTATCCAACAAACTTTTAACGGAACTCCCAACTTTGGCAATCGTGTAACCTGCCAAATATCTCGTAATGGCGATTTAATACACCGTATGTATTTATCTGTTGTTAATTATTATTCGGGTGCTAATGTATGTCCTTATTTCGGTCTCCGTTTAATAAACTATGTAGAAATTGAAATCGGTGGTCAAAAGATAGACAAGCATTATTCTCACTGGATGTATGTATGGAATGAACTCTCGCTTCCCATATCAAAGAAAGATGCCTATAAAAAGATGGTAGGTGCTAATAATATGCTCACGACAATAGGAACCTCTGCTACTGTTGGAGCTAATCTATATATCCCCTTAGAGTTTTGGTTCTGCCGCAACGTAGGTTTAGCACTTCCTTTAATCGCTCTACAATATCACGAAGTTAAAATAAACATCCTCTTTGAAACAAATGAGAATTGCAGAGGTACTGCTAATGCAATCAATCCCCTCTCTTCTGATTCATCTGTTTCATTATGGGTTGATTACATCTTCTTAGATACCGATGAACGCAGAAGATTCGCTCAATTATCCCACGAATATTTAATAGAACAGCTACAATTCACCGGTACTGAAAGTGTATCTGCTGCTGCAGCCATTAAACCTAAATTATCTTTCAATCACCCTTGCAAAGAGTTAGTCTGGTTCTGCTCTTCCGATCACACCTCTACTGTTGCCGATAAGCACGTAATTAATAATAACTGGGTTAATTATTCAAGTGCAGTTAATACCTACGGTCAAGCTTCTTCGGTATTATATACTCCTACAAGCGCAATTACTTCAGCTAATCCTATAAAATCTGCCAAACTTGTATTAAACGGCAATGATCGCTTTTCTGCAAGACCCGGTTCATATTTCAATTTAATACAACCCTACCAACATCACGAAAATATCCCCTCCAACCCCGGCATCAACGTGTATTCATTTGCCCTAAAACCGGAAGAGCACCAGCCCAGTGGCACTCTCAATATGTCTCGTATTGATACCGCCGTTCTCAATTTAGAGATTGATAAAACTGGTTCTAGCTACACAGTTGCTAATGATGGCAGCATTTCAAAGAATCTTCACGTCTATGCGGTAAATTATAATGTACTTCGTATATTGTCTGGTATGGGCGGCCTTGCTTATTCCAATTAAATTATATTATATATTTATTTATATATGTTGTTAAATTGCTATAAAGTTCCTTTTTTTTTTCTCCTCTAATAGTATAAAGAATATAGCGTAAATGGGTGGTGGTCTTCTTCAATTAGTAGCTTATGGTGCTCAGGATGTTTATTTAACCGGTAATCCTCAAATTACCTTTTTCAAAGTAGTTTATCGTCGTCATACTAACTTCGCTATTGAAGCTATCCAACAAACCGCTTCGGGAAGTAATTCGCTAGGATCTCGCGCCACCTATCAAATTACTCGCAACGGTGATTTAATACACAGAGTGTATTTCTACGGAAAATTAAA